TTAGTTGCCGCTGAACAGTAGCCAGTGTTAGTTGCCGCTGAACAGTAGCCAGTGTTAGTTGCCGCTGAACAGTCGCCAGTGTTAGTTGCCGCTGAACAGTCGCCACACATGATCTGCTGCTCAAGAGACTTATCTATCTTGCTCCAAATCCATTCGATACCACGTTGAATGAACTGAGGAAGCGTTAACTCTGCCTTAATCGTTATGCTGGCGCTGGCGATTTTGGTGTCACCATCTTCTTCGCGGTCAGTAATACCGAAGGAGATGGTTTCTGCAAAGCGGCTGTCTGCAGGAGAGTAATAACTGAAAACATCGAAAGGACATTCACAGGCGTGGAATCCAGAACCGCAAGCCTCCACTTTTCCATCGTGATGGAAGGTCTTGCCAATTTCAAACTGAAAGTCACGGCACTTTAGGTCTTTGTTAAATCCCTTGAATGTCACAATTTCTTTGGTCATGTTGTTATTCCTTAAATTTTGGCAATAAAAAAGGCCGCATTGCGACCTGATTAGATATTTGAAGTGAGATAAAAGAAGACCAACTATGTAGCCTTTAGTTTTTCCAGCTCTCTGGCAATCATTGCCGTGGTTCTGATTGCCCATTTATCGACAATCTTTCCATCTTCCCTAACAAGAGCCATTTCCTCAGGCTTCACCATGCATTCAGCATCAAGCTTGCAGCCTTTGCATTTCACGAAGCGACTACACCATTGGTTGGTATCAATAGTCGTAGTCATATTGGTAGTCCTGGTATTGTTCCATCACATCCTGAGGATGCTCTTCGAACTCTTCAAATTCTTCTTCCATATCTCACCTCAAATAGTGGATTGCGGTAGTAAAGATTGTGCCTGTCTTTTAACCACGTCAGGCTCGGTGGTTCTCGTGTACCCCTACAGCGAGAAATCGGATAAACTCTATTCACCCCTACAGAAAGCAAAAAGAGAATCGCCGATGAACAACTCATGGTGGCAGGAACTAATGCATTTTTTCCTGCAATGAATGACACTTAAACAATTGATTCATATGCTCATCATCCTGATTTTACTGATTGTCGTTATGCCGGTAAGTGTGAAAGAATGGGTAAACCTGCATAATCCAGAAATCCTTCCTCATTACTGGATGTATTACATCCTGCTGTTCTGTGTTAGCTATGTGCTGAACGGTGTTTTTAATTCCGTTTATCACGCTGTTACTGAAAGAATTGAGGCATTAACTGCTCAGCGGCGTAAGGTCAGAGAAGAAAAAGTCGTCCGGGATTTGTTTGATTCGTTAACTCCTGGCGAAAGAGCGTATTTGGCTTTCGCCGTAGCCGCCAATAATCAGCTAAAGACGGAAAAAGGAAGCCCTGAATCAATTTCTTTGCTCGAAAAAGGACTTATCACTCGCTTGCCTTCTGTTATTGGATATCCTGATATTGACCGTTTTGTTATCCCGGAAAAGTATTTTAATGAGTGCTACATGAGATTTGCCGGGAAGTCAGACATTCTTATGAATGAACTTATTGCACAGGACGAACAGCTCAAAAAAATAACGACTTAACCGACAAATGTTTTACCTCGCTGTTATTTGTTTGCTCTTACGATGGCCAGCCGCGTAAAGTGCTACGTCTGGAAGAAGTACAGATCCTCCTTCAACTTCCTTATGTCGCGTTCCGGCAAGCGAAATGGCTTTGGTAACGCGGTCAATTCTTTTGGCTTTGACCTCATGAGAAGCATCAGGAACATCGCAGCCAAAAATTGAATCGATGATATTGCAGATGGTGTCGCGCTCTATGGCTATCTTTCTGCGCCGCTCATGACGGCGAGTTTTAGCATTGCCTGCAAACGTTGACTTCCCGTAGGTAATAACCGTCATGATTTAGTCCTCATGTGAAATGGCTTTGGTACTGGCGCCGGAACCTGTCTCAATTTCCGGATTTCAAGTGGCTTCTCAGTCCGGCCCGATCGGTACAGCTAGGCCTAAGCTCCACCACACGCCAGTCCAAACCCATCTCGTTTGGTATCTTGTCGCGCTTTGTCAGCGCATCATCGAAGTTAAAGAGCGTTGCCTTTCCGTTTGCCTACCAGCTTCCTGCTGATGGCTTAAATATACAGATAAAACTGTAATAACGTCAACAGACAAAACTGTAATTTACCGCGCAAAGTACATATGTTGTTGTAATTTTGAGTAATTTATTTTCTTGAGGCACAAAAAAACCGACTTTCGTCGGCTTTAGTGTTTGGAGTGTTGGGGGGGTTATCTTTTTCTTCGATAGATTCTGTGCTCGACCATAGTTCCTATGATTTTTATGTCTCTACCGATGTTGTTTATGGTCGGGTAATCTGAATTGAGGGGAACTAGCTCAAATGTGGAATCGCTTCCTAGTGAGGATGCTATAGGCCTGTATTTCTTGAATGTTGCCTCATGCTCTCCATTCTTGGCGACAACGAACTCGCCGGGCATGGGCTCAATCTCGGGATCGATAACTATGACGTCGCCAGCTTTAAATTCTGGCTCCATAGAGTCGCCAATTATTTTTAGAGCAAAGGTGAATTGAGAGCAATCCATGTCTGTCATGACATATTCAAAACTCCCATCAAAAGCCTCAATGGGGCTTTTACATGCTAGAGCACCTGCTTGAACATAGCTAATCAAAGGTATCCTCCTTGAATTCACTTCAGAAACTGGCTGGAAATGACCCCCATTCAATAACCATGACGGGTCACAGTTAAGGACGCTAGCTATCCCCACGATATTCCGGGGCTTCTGAGTTTTTCCATCCTCTATGCTTGCCCATGACTGTTGTCTGATTCCAGCTCTATCTGCTGCTTCAGTCTGCGTCAATCCAAGCTCAATTCTTCTTTGTTTTACTCGTTCTGCAAGGCTCATAGCATCCTCCAAAATGGGTTTCCATCCTCACAGTTGAAACTGTATTTGACAAACAGAAATAACTGTTAGACAATACAGATGAAACTGTAGAGGTGAACATATGGAAACCATTTCACAACGCCTCAAACAGAAGCGTACAGAATTGAAAATGACTCAGGCTCAGTTGGCTGAAAAGGCTGGGATGAAACAGCAATCAATCCAACAGATTGAGTCTGGTGAAACAAAACGTCCGCGCTTCCTGCTTGAGCTAGCTACAGCTCTCCAGTGTGATCCAAGCTGGTTGCTGTATGGCAAGAAAAGAAACAAAGCAGCTTAGTCTGCACCGCTCTTTACCAATCTGAACCGCCGACAACGCGGTAAATCTATTAAACGGATTTGCGTGTATTTGCGAATCCAACTCTATCTAATTTCTAAGGAATATTTTGAATGAACGTAGTTGCAACTAAAAGCAAGAAGGCGGCTCGCATTGAGTCCACTTTACTCAACAAGTTAGCCATGATGGGACAGAAGACATTCGCTAAAGCTATGGGTGTTCCTGAATACCAGGTAAGCCGATGGAAGAACGGTTTCTTCTCTCAGGTCAGCATGATGCTTGCGGTTCTGGAGTATGGAATCGAAGACGAGGAAATGGCAGAGCTCACCAGGCGACTTGCTACCTACCTGACAAAAGAAAAAGCCCCGAAGAACGGCGAATTCTTCGAGGCCTGATGTAGAAAGACTGGATCAATCCACAGGAGTAATTATGCCAAAACAACTCAGTCCTGACCAGGACAAATTACACAAAAACATACTACGTGATCGGTTCTTATCCAGCTTCAAACAGCCTGGTCGATTTCGGGCTGAGTTGGAGAAAGTGAAGCTAATACTGAAGAGGAAAGGTCATGAGTAATCTTGCAACAGTTACACCGATAAAACCTCATCTGGAGGTTGTGGAGCATCGCGTGGCAGAACTCGACGATGGCTACACCCGGACTGCAAATACACTGCTGGAAGCTGTCATGCTTTCTGGGCTTACTCAACATCAGCTACTGATTGTTATGGCTGTGTGGCGCAAGACATACGGTTATAACAAAAAAATAGATTGGATCGGAAATGAACAGTTCGCTGAACTCACTGGTATGGCGCCAACCAAATGTTCTACCGCCAAAAACGAGCTTATCAGAATGGGAGTTCTCACTCAGGTGGGGCGTCAGGTTGGTATGAATAAAAATATTTCCGAGTGGAAGACGAAGGTTAACGGATTCGGTAAAACATTTACCAGATCGGTAAAACTAACCTTCACCAAATCGGTAAAAACCAATTTACCGAATCAGTCAAACACAAAAGACAATATACAAAAGACAATAAATACAAATACCCCCTTACCCCCTAACGGGGGCGGCAATGGGCAGGTTAAACCTGAACGTCGCAAGGCAGAACGAATCGACTACGAATCCTTCCTGAACGCCTACAACACCGAAGTCGGTGACAGACTTCCACACGCTGTTGCGGTAAACGAGAAACGGAAACGCCGCCTGAAGAAAATCATCCCTCAACTTAAAACGCCAAACGTTGAGGGTTTCAGGGCGTATGTCAGGGCGTTTGTGCATCAGGCCAAGCCGTTTTACTTCGGAGACAACGACACAGGCTGGACGGCTGATTTTGATTACCTGCTGAGGGAAGATTCGTTAACGGGAGTTCGGGAAGGGAAGTTTGCAGACAGGGGGATTGCATGAGACAGGATATCGAAGCGAGCGTTATCGGTGGCTTGCTGATTGGTGGATTAACACCAACCGCGAGTGACGTTCTGGCAACGCTGGATCCTGAAGCATTCTCAATTCCGCTCTACCGGAAAGCTTTTGAAGTTATCAGAAAGCAGGCCAGAAACAGGAACCTGATTGATGGACTGATGGTAGCCGAGGAATGCGGGGATGAATACGCAACGGCGGTGATGATGACTGCGCGGTCATGCCCCAGCGCTGCAAACCTGAAAGGTTATGCCGGAATGGTTGCAGACAGTTATCAACGGCGTCAGGTTTTACAGCTACTGGATGAGATGCGGGAGCCCATCAGTAACGGCACGCTGGATGCTTCAGGCAGCGCGATGGACGAGCTTGTAAAGCGCCTGTCAGCCATCAGGAAGCCGCGTAACGAGGTTAAACCTGTGAGACTGGGGGAAATCATCAATGACTACACTGACACGCTTGACAGGCGTCTGAGGAACGGAGAAGAGTCGGATACCCTGAAGACCGGAATCGAAGAGCTTGACGCTATCACCGGAGGGATGAACGCAGAAGACCTTGTGATTATTGCTGCTCGTCCTGGTATGGGTAAAACCGAACTGGCGCTAAAGATAGCCGAAGGCGTGGCAAGCCGTGTTATTCCTGGTTCTGACGTCCGGCGCGGCGTGTTGATTTTCTCGATGGAAATGAGCGCCATTCAGGTTGTTGAGAGAGGGATTGCCGGCGCAGGAATGATGTCGGTCAGTGTGCTGCGTAACCCGTCACGTATGGACGATGAAGGATGGGCGAGAGTTGCAAGTGGGATGAAGTTGCTGGCAGACCTGGATGTGTGGGTAGTTGACGCATCACGTTTGTCTGTCGAAGAAATCAGGTCCATCGCCGAACGCCACAAGCAGGATCACCCGAATCTGTCACTGATTATGGCTGACTATCTCGGGCTAATTGAGAAACCAAAAGCGGAACGTAATGACCTCGCCATAGCTCATATCTCCGGAAGCCTTAAGGCGATGGCGAAAGACCTGAAAACTCCAGTTATCTCATTAAGCCAGCTCTCCCGCGATGTTGAGAAGCGACCAAACAAGCGCCCGACAAACGCAGATTTGCGTGATTCAGGAAGCATTGAACAGGATGCAGACTCAATCATCATGCTTTACCGTGAAGCGGTGTATGATGAGCATTCCCCCGCAGCACCATTTGCAGAACTTATCGTCACAAAAAACAGGTTTGGATCACTTGGTACTGTGTATCAACGATTCATTAACGGACATTTTCACAATTGCGACCAGGAAGAAGCTAAACGGGCATCAACCAGCAAGACAACACAAGGTAAACGATACGCAAAAGGAGCAGATGTATGACGCTTAAGAAATTTGATATTGATGAGTATATTGCGCAGGAAGAAGAGTTAAATAGCGCAATTAAAATTGAAGATAATCATATAGTTATTAGGATACCAGATAACGACTTCAATGAGGTATATGACATTCCGCTAAGCGATCTGGTAGATGCCGCTGGTATTGTGGAATGGATTTTTCATCTTGCTGAAAAACAATGGATTAACAGACATATGCTTAGAAGGTTTATTAAAATTGCAAGTGCTCACGCTGGCATAAAACTTTAAATATTTGCGGGGGAACCATGAAAGACATCGTAAAAGTAATAAGTTCTAGAGTTGAGCTTAAGGTGCAAGGCAAAAATTTCATTGGCTTATGTCCATTTCACAATGAGAAAACCCCGTCTTTTATTGTTAACTCTGCCAAACAGACATTCGAATGCTTAGGTTGCGGTTTCAATGGCGACGCTGATGACTTCATTGAAATGTACAACATTCTGAATGATGGGTTAAGCATCATTACTAATGATGAGATTGATAAATTTACAGGTTCGACGCAATGAACAACCAAATAATAACTGAAATGCTTTTGAATCCCCGCTTCATTGCTGTTTTGAACAGATGTATCGACGAAGAAGAATTAATTATTCAATTCGAAAGGCTGTCAGGAGTAAGCCGACCACCAAAGAGGCAGCATCCAGTAGAACTGATGGTTGATAAAGCGACAGGATTTTATGATGAGCAGTGGAAACTGTTTTTTGAAGCATTTATCCCGTTCGTCTATGAGTTTATATGGCTCACATGGAGAGACCGTGACAATGAGGAGTACTGGCAATGACCATCTACATCACTGAACTGGTAACAGGCCTGCTGGTAATCGCAGGCCTTTTTATTTGGGGGAGAGGTAAGACATGAAAAAACTAACCTTTGAAATTAGATCTCCAGCACATCAGCAAAATGCCATTCACGCAATACAGCAAATCCTTCCAGACCCAACCAAACCAATCGTAGTAACCATTCAGGAACGCAACCGCAGCTTAGACCAAAATAGGAAGCTTTGGGCCTGCTTAGGTGACGTCTCGCGTCAGGTTGAATGGCATGGTCGCTGGCTGGATGCAGAAAGCTGGAAGTGCGTGTTTACCGCAGCATTAAAGCAGCAGGACGTTGTTCCTAACCTTGCCGGTAATGGCTTTGTAGTAATAGGCCAGTCAACCAGCAGGATGCGTGTAAGCGAATTTGCGGAACTATTAGAGCTTATACAGGCATTCGGTACAGAACGTGGAGTTAAGTGGTCAGATGAAGCCCTGTTAGCGCTGGAATGGAAAGCGAGATGGGGAGATAAGGCGGCATGAGGCGACAGCGACGAAGTATCACCGACATAATCTGCGAAAACTGCAAATACCTACCAACGAAACGCTCCAGAAATAAACCCAAGCCAGCACCAAATGAATCAGACGTAAAAACCTTCAATTACACGGCTCACCTGTGGGATATCCGGTGGCTTAGAGAACGTGCGAGGAAAACAAGGTGATTGACCAAAATCGAAGTTACGAACAGGAAAGTATAGCGAGAGCCTTATGCGCAGGATGTAACAAGCAACTGGCACCTGATGAAATTTACGCCTGTGCAGAATGCGTCAACGAATGGCTGGTATATCGCGATCCACATTCAGATATGACAGGAGATAAGGATGGCTAACACAAATATGTATTCACCAAACGAGCAGGATTATATCCGCAGGGTTGCCGGAAAAGTCCCTGCTGACGTTATGGCATCCACCATAGGAAGAACCAGAAACAGCCTGGTTAACTGGGCTAATCGACATGGAATAAGCCTGAGAGTTCCTTACGGAATACTTAAAAAGCACTGGCCTGAATATGCTGAAAAAATGACAAAAGGTGGAAGAAATGGCGCTAAAGAGAGATAAGTTTGATGACGTTTTCTCCCAACTGGTTAGGGAGCGAACGGACTGGACATGCGATTACTGCGGACGATCATTCCATCACGAAAGACAAAAACTCCACTGCTCCCACTTCAAATCCCGACGGCACAAAGCCACCAGATACCATCCCTATAACGCCTTCGCCCACTGTATTGGCTGTCACCGAAAACTTGAAGAAGACCCATACGAATTCACCGCGCATGCGGAGATTGTCTATGGGGAGATGACAATAGAGCGTGTAGCGCGTCTGGCGTGCATTCCTGTGCGCTTAAAGCCTTGGCAGATGGATGAGCTATACCAGCACATGAAGAGCGAACTGAAGCGGTTACAGGAGCTAAGGGCGCAGGGTGTTACAGGGCGCATCGATTTCACATTGCCAGACTGGTATCAGGACGGAATTCAACTCCGCATGGGGGAATCTCAATGTGCAGCATAACCAGCATTAACCAGGCGAAACAGCAGCGTGAACGTGACGAAGCTGAATTGCGCAGCGTCAGAGAGATGACGGAGCAACACCAGAAGGCAATGAATTATCTGCATGATCGAGAGCGCGAACTGGTGAACCGGCTTGGATTGAACAAGCCGGCGGGAGGCGATGCTGCATGAGACTCGAAAGCGTAGCTAAATTTCATTCGCCAAAAAGCCCGATGATGAGTGACTCACCGCGGGCTACGGCTTCTGACTCTCTTTCCGGTACTGATGTGATGGCTGCTATGGGGATGGCGCAATCACAAGCCGGATTCGGAATGGCTGCATTCTGCGGTAAGCACGAACTCAGCCAGAACGACAAACAAAAGGCTATCAACTATCTGATGCAATTTGCACACAAGGTATCGGGGAAATACCGCGGTGTGGCAAAGCTTGAAGGAAATACTAAGGCAAAGGTACTGCAAGTGCTCGCAACATTTGCTTATGCTGATTATTGCCGTAGTGCTGCGACGCCGGGAGCAAGATGCAGAGATTGTCACGGTACAGGCCGGGCGGTTGATATTTCCAAAACTGAACAGTGGGGAAGAGTTGTTGAGAAGGAGTGCGGAAGATGCAAGGGCGTCGGCTATTCAAGGGTGCCGGCAAGCGCCGCATATCGCGCCATAACGATGCTAATCCCAAACCTTACCCAACCCACCTGGTCACGCACTGTTAAGCCGCTGTATGACGCTTTGGTGGTGCAATGTCACAAGGAAGAGTCAATCGCAGACAATATTTTGAATGCGGTCACGCGTTAATAGCATGATTGCCACGGATGGCAACATATTAACAGCATGATATTGACTTTTTGAATAAAGTTGGGTAAATTTGACTCAACGATGGATAAATGCACTCGTTAAATAAAGCCCTGAGTTAATAGCTCGGGGCTTTTTGCGTTTTAAACACGACATTTCTGAAAGCACATCAAACCAAATACCAGACAGACCAAAATAATCACCTTATCCGCTGTGGCTACGGTGCGGTGTGCTTTGCATAAAAGAAAACCAGCGCAATGGCTGGCTTCGTGAAAGCGGGTGGCAAGAGGCTGCGCTAACAACCTCCTGCCGTTTTGCCCGTGCATATCGGTCACGAACAAATCTGATTACTAAACACAGTAGCCTGGATTTGTTCTATCAGTAATCGACCTTATTCCTAATTAAATAGAGCAAATCCCCTCAATAAAGGGGGTAGAGCATGTACCGTATGGACAAAATCAGAGAATGGTTCAGTTACAGCTTCGGAGGACTGACTGCGATGGGTGGCATTCTCTCCCTGAATGACTGGGCTGTAATCATTGGTATTCTTTGTACTGTCGGCACATTTGGCATCAACTGGTACTACAAACGCAAAGAGCGTGAGGACAGATTGAATGGCAATGTCACCGGCACTACGAAATAGCGTAATAGCGGCGATAAGTGGCGGGGCTATTGCTATAGCATCTGTTTTGATCACAGGTCCGAGTGGTAACGATGGTCTGGAAGGTGTCAGATACAAACCATATAAGGACGTAGTAGGTGTATTAACTGTGTGTTATGGCCACACTGGAAAAGACATTATACCCGGTAAAACGTATACCGAGGCAGAATGCAAAGACCTCCTGAATAAAGACCTCGCTACTGTCGCCAGACAAATTAACCCGTACATCAAAGTCGATATACCGGAAACAACGCGCGGCGCCCTTTACTCGTTCGTCTACAACGTGGGAGCTGGCAATTTCAGAACATCGACGCTTCTTCGCAAAATAAACCAGGGCGATATCAAAGGTGCATGTGATCAGCTACGTCGATGGACATACGCTGGCGGTAAGCAATGGAAAGGCCTGATGACTCGTCGTGAGATTGAGCGTGAAGTCTGTTTGTGGTGGGGGCAGCAATGAGCATGATTTGCTTTTTCATGGCAGCGTTGCTCGCATTCAATGGCAACGATGCGTGGCCGTGGTTTCTTGCCGTTGGGGTGTTGATGTCATGAGCCGGTTAACCGCAATCATCTGTGCTGTGGTTATTTGTCTGCTGGTTTCAATGGGGTGGGCTGTTAACCATTACCGTGATAACGCCATCTCCTACAAAGACCAGCGCGACAAAGCCACATCCACAATCGCTGATTTGCAGAAGCGCCAGCGTGACGTTGCAGAACTTGACGCCAGATACACAAAGGAGCTTGCTGATGCTAACGCGACTATCGAAAGTCTCCGTGCTGATGTTTCTGCTGGTCGTAAGCGCCTGCAAGTCGCCGCCACCTGTGCAAAGTCAACGACCGGAGCCGGCGGCATGGGCGATGGAGAAAGCCCAAGACTTACAGCAGATGCTGAACTCAATTATTACCGTCTCCGAAGTGGAATCGACAGGATAACCGCGCAGGTTAACTACCTGCAGGAGTATGTCAGGGCTCAGTGCCTGAAGTGATTCGTCACCCAATAAACAGAACAGCCTGACTTCGGCCGGGCTTTTTTATACCAAAATTTCACCGCGCACCGCAGCGCATCCAACCACGTCGAACCCAAACCTTTGGAATGAGCCTTTGAGGAGTCAGTTAGTGCTGGCGAGCCTCGACGGGCTGATCTCCTATGCGGCAAAGGTTCATCTCAAAGTAAGGTACACGCTATGAACTACCCAACAGTCGTTAACGGCATTGATTTTCGCGATCTGATTTTTGTAGCAGACAACGATCCGGTTACCGATTCTTTTATGGTGGCAAAAGCATTCGGCAAATTATCGAAAAACGTAGTCCGCGACATTGAAAGGACTATTGATGCTTGCCCTCCAGAGTTTGATACAAAGCTCAATTTTGAGCTTTGCTATAAAAACAATGAGTTACAGAATGGCAAGCCGCAGAAGTTTTACCGACTCCGCAAGGACGGCTTGATGCTTCTTGTCATGTCTTATACCAAGAAAGAAGCTATGCGAATCAAAATCGCATATATCAACGCTTTCAACTGGATGTACGCCATGCTTCAGGTTGGTAATCGTCAATTTGAAGAAGAGCGAAATGCCGTAATGCTGGAGTACATGAAAGAGAAGGATGTCGCCAGCATGTCAGGTCGCCTGCTAAATCGCTGGGGAAAAATTAAGAAACCACAGCTACTGGCGAGAATTGAACGCCTTGAACAGCACGGGCAAACCGTAATCCCCGGACTCACCAATTAACGGCAGTACCACGAAACAACCCAAGCCAGTAAGTGGGGAAATAACACTGGAAGCCACTGAAAGATGAACCTCCTGCCTTATGGCAAAAAAGATTCTTTGCGGTGGCGGACTGATGGAAAGACATCGGTTATTGCAGAGGCCATTCAATGAGTGGTCTCGACAATGGCTTATGCCCTACACGGGATAACTTAACTGATATCCCTTTTAACGGATAAACGGAGCCAACAATGGCAGAGATTATTCCCATGACTGAAGAACAGAAATTCCAGTTAGAGATTTACAAGCTGGTCATGAACCAGAACGCAGCAGCAGAGGAAGCATTTCAATTCATCGGCACTGACGAACTGAAGCTTGAACTATTCAAAATTCACTTCCAGTCAGGCGGCGCTAATTCAGATATCACGACTCGCACTATCGAAGCGGTTCGTAAATCGAAGGAAGCATTAGACCTGTTCACTACCGGAGCATAACGAATGGCAAAGACGAAGTGGCCTAAACTTCCCCGGTTCTTCGTGCCATTGTTCCATAGCGCCAATGTCTACCTGTGTCGTTCAAAGGAAGAGTGGGATCAGGCTTGTATTCATCTTGGAGTTGATAGCGGCGGGAATGAGATGCTGGCGGGGGCAACACAGTCATATTGCAATACCGAAACAGGCGAGAACCTTTACCTGCTTGGGGTATTCAATGGAAATGCTGCCACACTGGTTCATGAATGTGCTCACGTCGCATTCTATGTCTGCCGAGATGTTGGTGTAACCACTCATCCTGGCGACGCAAACGAAACCTACTGCTACATGCTTGACAGAATGTTCAGTCACTTCCTGCCGTTCTTTCATGAACCAGAAAAAGAAGGAGCCAAGTAATGGCAAACCCAAACTTCACGCCATCATGGCCTCTCTACAAAGATGCTGATGGTGCATATGTGTCTGCCCTTCCGATTAAAGCTATCAAATACGCTAATGACGGAAGTGCAAACGCAGAATTTGACGGTCCGTATGCTGACCAGTACATGTCAGCGCAAACAGTAGCCGTATTCAAGCAGGAAGTCGGTGGATATCTGTTTCGAAGCCAGTACGGCGAGCTGCTCTATATGAGCAAGACAGCATTTGAAGCTAAGTACACTTCTGCAAGCGGTTCAGTAACGAATGCAGAGACGGCGGATAAGTTATCTACTGCTCGCACTATCACACTAACCGGCGCTGTCACAGGTTCAACGTCCTTTGATGGTTCGGCTAACGTGACTATCGCAACAACATCAGGAAGTTAACTTATGGCAGCACCAAAGGGCAACCGATTCTGGGAGGCCCGCAGTAGTCATGGGCGTAACCCGAAATTCGAGTCGCCTGAGGCGCTGTGGGCTGCTTGTTGTGAATACTTCGAGTGGGTGGAGGCTAACCCACTATGGGAGATGAAGGCTTTCTCATATCAAGGAGAAGTTACACAAGAGCCTATCGCCAAGATGAGGGCGATGACCATCACTGGGCTAACGCTATTCCTCGATGTGACGCTTGAGACATGGCGACAATACAGGGTGAGAGAAGACTTATCTGAGGTCGTTACGCGAGCAGAGCAAATCATCTACGACCAAAAATTCTCCGGCGCAGCCGCTGATCTTCTCAACGCTAACATCATCGCCCGCGATTTGGGCCTCAAAGAGCAGTCGCAAGTTGAAGACGTGACACCTGATAAGGGAGATCGCGATAAGCGCCGCTCTCGTATCAAGGAGCTATTCAACCGTGGAACTGGACGCGATTCTTGATAACCTGAGCGACGAAGAGCAAATCGAATTGCTCGAGCTACTCGAAGAAGAAGAGAAATACCGGAACACACACCTGCTATATGAATTTACGCCATACAGCAAACAGCGTGAATTCATCGACGCCGGGCATGACTATCCAGAGCGCTGTTTTATGGCTGGTAACCAGCTTGGTAAGTCATTTACTGGTGCTGCTGAAGTCGCGTTTCACCTTACCGGGCGTTATCCGGGAACAAAAGGCTACCCGGATGATGGTAAATATGGCGGAGAGTGGAAGGGTAAGCGTTTCTATGAGCCTGTCGTCTTCTGGATTGGCGGCGAGACAAACGAGACTGTAACCAAAACGACTCAACGCATCCTGTGCGGTCGTATCGAAGAGAATGACGAGCCTGGCTACGGTTCCATACCGAAAGAAGACATCATTAGCTGGAAGAAGTCTCCTTTCTTTCCGAACCTTGTTGATCATCTTCTGGTTAAGCATCACACGGCTGATGGTGTTGAAGATGGCATTTCAATCTGCTACTTCAAGCCATACTCGCAAGGCCGTGCACGCTGGCAGGGTGACACAATCCACGGCGTGTGGTTTGACGAAGAGCCACCATACAGCATTTATGGCGAAGGTCTTACCCGTACAAACAAATACGGGCAATTCTCAATTCTGACGTTTACCCCGCTGATGGGGATGTCTGACGTTGTTACCAAGTTCCTGAAGAATCCCAGCAAGTCGCAGAAAGTGGTCAACATGACCATCTATGACGCTGAGCACTACACCGACGAGCAGAAAGAGCAAATCATCGCATCCTATCCTGAGCATGAGAGAGAGGCGCGTGCTCGCGGTATTCCTACGATGGGTAGCGGTCGAATATTCCAGATACCGGAAGAGACGATTAAGTGCCAGCCGTTTGAGTGTCCCGATCACTTCTATGTTATCGACGCTCAGGACTTCGGCTGGAACCACCCGCAAGCTCACATTCAGCTTTGGTGGGACAAAGACGCAGATGTTTTCTATCTGGCGCGTGTGTGGAAGAAATCAGAGAACACCGCAGTTCAGGCATGGGGTGCTGTTAAGTCGTGGGCTAACAAAATACCTGTCGCGTGGCCTCATGACGGTCACCAACACGAAAAGGGCGGTGGTGAGCAACTTAAAACCCAATATGCGGACGCCGGGTTCTCTATGCTTCCCGAACACGCAACGTTCCCGGATGGCGGTAACTCAGTAGAGTCAGGCATTAGTGAACTTCGTGACCTGATGCTTGAAGGAAGATTCAAAGTATTCAACACATGCGAACCATTTTTTGAAGAGTTCCGCCTATATCATCGCGATGAGAACGGCAAGATTGTCAAGACCAACGATGATGTGCTCGATGCTACTCGCTACGGCTACATGATGCGCCGCTTCGCCAGGATGATGCGCGATATCAGAAAGCCGAAAGAAAAGAAAATCCCCGCACCGATTAGACCAGTACGCAGAGGACGATAATGGCCGACAATGAAAACAGGCTGGAGAGCATCCTGTCGCGCTTTGATGCGGACTGGACAGCCAGTGATGAAGCCAGACGAGAGGCTAAGAACGATCTGTTCTTTAGTCGGATCAGCCAATGGGATGACTGGCTATCACAATACACAACCCTGCAATATCGCGGGCAGTTCGATGTGGTACGACCAGTGGTGCGCAAACTCGTTTCTGAGATGCGTCAGAACCCTGTTGATGTTCTGTATCGCCCAAAGGATGGAGCAAGTCCTGACGCTGCTGATGTGCTAATGGGAATGTATCGCACAGACATGCGACACAATACGGCAAAAATCGCGGTCAACGTCGCTGTTCGTGAGCAGATTGAATCTGGCGTAGGTGCGTGGCGTCTGGTCACTGACTACGAAGATCAAAGTCCGACGAGCAACAATCAGGTTATCCGTCGAGAGCCTATCCATAGTGCCTGCTCCCATGTTATCTGGGACAGCAACAGCAAACTGATGGACAAGTCTGACGCCCGTCACTGCACAGTTATCCACTCAATGAGCCAGAATGGTTGGGAGGATTTCGCAGAAAAATACGACCTTGATGCTGATGATATTCCATCATTCCAGAACCCCAACGATTGGGTATTTCCATGGCTGACGCAGGACACAATTCAGATCGCTGAGTTTTACGAAGTGGTCGAGAAGAAAGAGACGGCGTTTATCTACCAAGACCCGGTTACGGGTGAGCCGGTAAGCTACTTTAAGCGCGATATTAAAGACGTCATCGACGACCTGGCTGATAGTGGATTTATCAAAATTGCAGAGCGCCAGATTAAGCGTCGCCGGGTATACAAATCGATTATCACCTGCACCGCTGTACTCAAAGACAAGCAGCTCATTGCTGGCGAACATATCCCCATTGTTCCGGTATTCGGCGAGTGGGGCTTCGTTGAAGATAAAGAAGTGTATGAGGGTGTCGTCCGCCTGACAAAAGACGGTCAGCGTCTGCGCAACATGATTATGTCGTTCAACGCCGACATCGTGGCCCGTACTCCGAAGAAGAAGCCGTTCTTCTGGCCTGAACAGATTGCAGGCTTTGAGCATATGTATGACGGTAACGACGATTACCCGTATTACCTGCTCAATCGCACGGATGAGAACAATGGAGAAATGCCAACTCAGCCGCTGGCATATTACGAAAACCCTGAGGTACCGCAAGCCAACGCCTACATGCTGGAAGCAGCCACCGCAGCAGTGAAAGAGGTAGCGACGCTCGGCGTTGATGCAGAAGCAGTAAACGGTGGACAGGTAGCCTACGACACTGTTAACCAGCTAAACATGCGCGCTGACCTTGAGACATACGTGTTTCAGGATAATCTGGCTACCGCTATGCGCCGTGACGGTGAGATTTACCAGTCGATAGTTAATGACATCTACGATGTTCCTCGCAACGTGACAATCACCCTTGAGGATGGCAGTGAAAAAGAGGTTCAGCTAATGGCTGAGGTTGTTGACCTTGCCACTGGTGAACGGCAGGTACTGAACGATATCAGGGGGCGCTATGAATGCTACACGGATGTTGGACCATCATTCCAGTCCATGAAGCAGCAAAACCGCGCAGAAATTCTTGAGTTGCTCGGCAAGACGCCACAGGGAACGCCAGAATATCAACTGCTGCTGCTTCAGTACTTCACCCTGCTTGATGGTAAAGGTGTTGAGATGATGCGTGACTATGCCAACAAGCAGCTTATTCAGATGGGCGTTAAGAAGCCAGAAACGCCTGAAGAGCAGCAATGGTTAGTAGAGGCGCAACAAGCCAAACAAGGTCAACAAGACCCGGCAATGGTTCAGGCGCAGGGCGTACTCCTGCAGGGGCAGGCTGAACTGGCTAAAGCTCAGAACCAGACGCTGTCCCTGCAAATCGATGCAGCTAAAGTCGAAGCGCAGAACCAGCTTAACGCTGCCAGAATCGCAGAAATCTTCAACAACATGGATCTCAATAAACAGTCCGAGTTTAGAGAGTTCCTCAAAACCGTTGCTTCATTCCAGCAGGACCGCAGCGAAGACGCTCGCGCAAATGCTGAGTTACTCCTTAAAGGCAATGAACAGACGCACAAGCAGCGAATGGACATTGCCAATATCCTGCAATCGCAGAGACAAAATCAACCTTCCGGCAGTGTAGCCGAGACACCTCAATAAGAGAGAGTTAATCATGGAACCAACCACCGAAATTCAGGCAACTGAAGACTTAACCCTGTCCGGCGATCATGCAGCGGCATCTGCTGATAGCTTAGTTGTCGATAATGCCAACGACAATGCAGGTCAGGAAGAGGGCTTTGAGATTGTCCTGAAGGACGATGAGACAGCACCAAAACAAGACCCGGCAAAGAACGCAGAATTCGCCCGCCGCCGCATCGAGCGCAAACGACAGCGCGAGCTTGAGCAGCAGATGGAGGCAGTTAAACGCGGAGAATTGCCGGAGAGTTTACGGGTAAACCCTGACCTTCCACCTCAGCCGGATATTAATGCCTATCTGTCAGAAGAAGGCCTGGCTAAATATGACTACGACAACAGCCGTGCGCTTGCCGCTTTCAATGCTGCTAATACCGAATGGCTAATGAAAGCGCAGGACGCCCGCAGCAATGCCGTAGCAGAACAGGGCCGCAAGACTCAGGAGTTTACCCAGCAATCAGCGCAATACGTCGAAGCTGCCCGCAAACACTATGACGCGGCGGAAAAGCTCAATATCCCTGACTATCAGGAGAAAGAAGACGCATTTATGCAACTGGTTCCGCCTGCGGTTGGGGCCGACATTATGCGCCTGTTCCCGGAGAAGTCTGCCGCGCTCATGTATCACCTTGGTGCAAACCCGGAGAAAGCCCGCCAGTTACTGGCGATGGATGGGCAGTCCGCGCTGATTGAACTAACTCGACTATCCGAACGCTTAACTCTCAAGCCTCGCGGTAAACAAATCTCTTCCGCTCCCCCTGCTGACCAGCCGATTACCGGTGATGTCAGCGCAGCAAATAAAGATGCCATTCGTAAACAGATGGATGCGGCTGCGAGCAAGGGCGATGTGGAAACTTACCGCAAGCTAAAGGCAAAACTTAAAGGAATCCGATAATGGCTTTGAACGAAGGTCAAATTGTTACACTGGCGGTGGATGAGATTATTGACACCATCTCCGCAATCACTCCAATGGCGCAGAAAGCCAAGAAATATACCCCGCCTGCGGCTTCTATGCAGCGCTCCAGCAATACCATCTGGATGCCTGTAGAGCAGGAGTCCCCCACTCAGGAAGGTTGGGATTTAACTGATAAAGCGACAGGGTTACTGGAGCTTAACGTCGCGGTAAACATGGGAGAGCCGGATAACGACTTCTTCCAGTTACGCGCAGATGACTTGCGAGACGAGACTGCGTATCGTCACCGAATCCAGTCCGCAGCACGCAAACTGGCTAACAACGTTGAGCTGAAAGTCGCAAACATGGCCGCCGAGATGGGGTCATTGGTTATCACTTCGCCGGATGCAATCGGCACTAATACCGCAGACGCATGGAACTTTGTGGCCGACGCAGAAGAAATCATGTTCTCCCGCGAACTTAACCGCGACATGGGCACATCGTACTTCTTCAACCCGCAGGACTACAAAAAGGCGGGTTATGACCTGACCAAGCGTGATATCTTCGGGCGCATCCCTGAAGAAGCGTACCGCGATGGCACCATTCAGCGTCAGGTTGCTGGCTTCGATGATGTCCTGCGCTCTCCGAAACTTCCTGTGCTGACAAAATCCACCGCAACTGGCATCACTGTATCCGGTGCGCAGTCCTTCAAGCCTGTCGCATGGCAACTGGATAACGATGGCAACAAAGTTAACGTTG